TAGCTTTAATAATAAAACGGTAAGTATCATCATCTACTTCAAATGAAGCACCCTCACTATCAGAGATGGATTTCCATGTTCCGCCTAAAGCTGCATCGTACAAACTACCAAATGTCTGTGCTTCTGTAGCACCATCAAAACCAAAGAAAGGGAATAACGAGAAGTCAACTAACACTCTTGGCTGACCTACAATAGCCCCAATCATGTCTAGTTGACTACCGACTGCCGTCTCTAAGCTTCTAAGGCCAATCAAGTCTTGAAGCATATCTTGTATTTCAGTAATTTCTGTGATAAAGATATTGATATGGGCATCAAAGATTGGTTTGTTTTTGAATTGTTGTGTATATCTGCTTCTAGCTTGCGTAAGGTAATCTACTTCTGTTATACTGCCCATGAAGCCTCCTTACACAAACGATACTAAGATATTAGAAGCTGATATGTTGACAATCTCGTTATAATCAACTGATATGTTGCTTGTTCCTACGGGTGCTGCACTTGTACCAATTGTCATACTACTAACGTAGAATCCGCCTGTTGCGCTGTTGATAGGTGTGTATAATCTGCTGTATAAAACATCTTCACCAATCCCAAGTGTACTAAGGTAATCTACCAAAGCTGTACGGATTAAATCTTCACCGTCTGTAGGGAAAGTGCTATCAACAGTGATGGTTAATGATATGTAAATCGGTAAATCTGTAGGACGGTCAAATGATATGTTGTGCAGTATGCCTTGACTGTCAGCCACGCCTGTTGTCACCGTACCGTAGCTCAATATACCTGCTGGTTTGTTATCCCAAATAGCTTTAGCAATCTCTGTAGATATTCCGCCCAACACAATCGGGTAGAAGCTGTGTGCAGGAACAGGAGGAGATACGAAAGCTACATCAGTTTCATTCTCATAAATAACAACCTGCTTAACACCGTCAAGCTTTAACACGGAGGCATAAATAGCTTCGTAAGTGTTACTACCATCTTGAAACTTGGCTTGTAAGAACCGTAGCCGTAATTCAGCATCAGTCTCAACAACCTTACCTGCGATAGCTGCAAACGGGTTTGTTACTGTATCCCAACCAACCAAAGGTGATTGAATTGTTTCAATCGTATTAGCATCTTGAAGGTTAACACCTGTCTCTGTACAAGTAGCTAAGGTTTGTTTCTTAGCTTTGTTAATCGTAAATTGTGTTGCTACAAAGTCACAAGCATAGTCTTGGTTTGTTACTTGAACAAGTAAGTCTGCACCAACCAATGTAGCTTCAATATAAGTGGAGTGTGAGGTGTTAACAACACCCATTAATCCGTTGACAATACTAGAAGTAGTAGCACTAACACCGCTAGTATAAGTAACAGTAACGGGATTAAGGTTGCTCCCAAGTACCTTATAGGTGAAAGAATAAGCTGTACTGTCTGCCACAACCGTAGGGGTGATTTGGATTGCTGTCGCACCTGTTTCATTGAGAGTGATAGCCTCCTGAAATTCAAACACCTTGTTTGTGTTGGCACTACGAACATAGCTACCATCAGGAATTGTTACACCATAAGTTCCGTAGCTAACTAACAGTGCTTGCGAGGCTGTAGCTGTATTACGAATAACTCCGCCTAATGCACACAACTCCTCTAATGAAACACCTGTAGCTTGGTTAATATCGAATGAACTATACACTTGCTGACTAACTTCCCAAAGCTCTGCTAAGGGTTCAGCAATAATCTTAATCCACCTTCCTAGTACACTATTGTCTGTTGTATCTAGTACATCACCGCCTGTTAAGAAGCCACTAAACTCTGTATTAGCACTTGCTTTAAGAGAGGAAATAATATCTGTTAATCGTTTAATGCTAAACCCTGTTGTGCTTAATCCTGCCATATCCCTCTCCGTTATTTATACCTATACACCAATTGAAGCAGTCAGAGTGGAATAGAAACCATCAACGGTTCTCACTGTAAACTGAATTGTAATCTTTCTTGTTGTCTTATCAACTACGCTACTGTAAGCTGTAATCTGTAACACTTCTTGTTCTTTTAATATCTCAGCTTGAATGATTGCATCAACAGCAGCTTTAGACCTATTCTTACCAGCAATCTGATTGAAGTAGTCAATACCAATAGTGCCATCTAAGAACCATTCACCTTTAAATGTCTGTAATCTTATCTTTAGTCTTTGAGCTAGGTTTTCAGATGTTGTAGTAGTGAATGTTGGTGTTGTAATTGTGTTTGTTGTTGAGAGAAGGACATCCCCTGTCTCATCGTTTAGTTTGATGTCCATTTATTCTCTCTTTTTTAGATTGTTGCAATTGTAGCCAAGTTCCAAGTGTAGTATAACCCTGTTACAGCGATGTTCCCTGTGTATATAGAGTTGCCTAGCACGTTAAACGCGCCTATCACGGATGTAGCCCCTGTAAATGTGGATGTACCTGTTACACTTAGATTACCAATAATATTCATATTAGCATTAGAGACAATTGGGGTAGGGCTTGACATTGTAACAGCACCAGCTAGTGTGGTAGCACCAACGACATTAAAACTTCCAACTACGTTTACAATTGGGCTGACTATTTCTACTTGGAGTGGGGAGGTTATTTGAACCTTTCCTGTAGGCTTCATCCTCACTTCACACTCTGTTGGCAAGCCAATGTTGTGTGTCATCACCATATCATCAACACTGTGCAATAAAGTGCGCTTTATAGGGTCATTGATTGATTTTGAGAATGGAGAAACACATGGGATAGCAATAGCATCCCTTTTATCAAAGCTACGCATATCAATCGGGTCATGTGCTGACGTAGCTCCACTCTTAAATACATCCAGCCCTTTCTGACTAAACACAAGGAGAACATTATCCCCTTGATTGATTGGGAATGTTAAGGCTGAGGTTGATGAGCTAGGGAACTGAACAGGGACAGAAAGGATGGTAGGATATTCAACTACTGTGCTGTCCCTGTATTCGTGGTTTACAATTGGTTTTACATCTATACGGCATTGCTCAAGCTTGCTAGTATTAAGCACCTCTGCTACCATGCAAACAAACATCCCACTCATCTTGAAATCAAAGAAGGCGTTGAGCCTAGCCTCTAATGTATCTTCCATATTATAAGTCTCTTTTATAAATCCCTTGTATCGTCCCCAAAGATTGTCATTAGCCAATCGTTCCCTCTAGTGTCACCAACGTATTTGATGTTTCTAACACGGTAGTATCCGCTAAGTTCTGTCTTATCTGAAACTACTTTGATTAAACCATTTGTCTTACAATTTGGGTTAAGTAAGGCTTTCACTTCAATGTTGAATCTAACTTGTTTTCTTTTCTTAGCGACGACAACCTTACCTGATTTAAGAGTTTTAGTTTCAGGTGAAACAGCTTCTTCGTTATCCTGAATCGGTTGGTCTGCACTAACTGTAACCGTTTCGTGTCTTGTTAGTGGAACACCAATCATTCCTGTTTCTGAGGATAGAATAATTGCATCTTCTTTTGTAGAACTTGCAAGCACAGAGCGTTTATCTTTTACAGTGAGTTCCCCACCTGCAATATCCCACTCCATGTTGTTAGCATAGCATATATCATCTAACACTTGTTTTAGTGTACCAAAGGCAGGGTAGCCGTAAGTGAGTGCCTTGTTAGCGTTATCGCCTGTAATGGCAACTTTAGGGCAATCTAGCACTGTAGCAGCATCTTCTAAGACTTGCTTAACTGTTGTTCCTTCGGGATACGTCTTACTTATTTTAGCTGCATTTAATGTTACAAAACCCTCAGCAATAGAGAAGGTTGTTTGTATTTCTGTCCCCTCTTGTTTAGATGAGATTTGTAATACATCCCCAACTAATATTTGAACTAACTCAGTACCATAACCAACCGAAAGAGTTATTTGACAAGCCATTTGCTTATCTGATAACTTAGATAACGTAGATTGCGATAGATTGTAAATAACCACTTTAGCCGTATTAGCTGTGCTTTTATTATCAACATTCTTTTGAATGTCAAATGTCACTCTAAGCCCTTCGTTTGTTGGAGAACTTTGTAAAGTAAATAGGTTGCCAACATCTCTGTCATAAATTGTTAAGAGGTAGTTTCTACCGTACTGATACATATTACCCCCTTATACAGCAAGCGTTAATTCATATACAAGTGTATAATAATCTGCCCAATTACGGTATGCTTCATCTGTGATAGGGACAGAGATATTGTTAGGGTATAATGTAAACATACCTAAAAAACCGTTCTGCGCCATAACGCTGTTCAAGGGAAAGAAGCTTGCCGAGTGAATAGCTACACCTTCAAAGACAACATCACCATTCTTTTTAAATAAGGATGTATGATAGCGTTTTGTTTTATTATTCCACACAAAATCCATTACGCAAGATATGTTATCTAGTTCAACGTTAACAGAGAAGTAGGCATCGTTTGTAATGGCGATACGTTTATTATAAGTTAGTAATGTTGTCATAGTTAGTCCTTATAATTTAACGTAGTCTTTAATGGTCTCTAGGTACTCAACTTCTTGTCTTAATTGCCTACGAAGTGTTTCGTTCTTAGCTTCCGTAGCTGCTGTTAAGGCGTTCACTTTAGCAATCAACTGTTCGTTTAAATCTTCAATAGTGCTTAACTTATAACCTTGTTGTTCTAACCACCCGAGAGATTTTAGTGCTTTGTTGTGTGCATCTGTTGGCTTACAAGGTGGTTTGGCTGTCTCACCTTTAGGTAGTTTAGGTTTGGCAATAGTAGTTGTTTCTGTTACTACACCATCGACAACTAATTTCTCAGTTTGTGGTAAACAATCGTCACCTTTCCCTAGTGCTAGTTTTTTAGAGACAGCGTCTTTCAAGTTAGTGTTAATCTTAGGTATCTTACCTTTCTCAACCTGTTCAACTGCTACCCTAACAACTTTCACTTGCTCAAAGGACATCTCAGGATAAATAGCATACCCTGTGTTTTCATCCTCTTTAAACCCTAAAGATGTCATTACACAATTAAGCTTATAATCAATAATGTTGTTTGTGTCACTGTACATTAGGATAGTACACATACTACCACTACGTTGAATGGTGTATAGTTTTTGCTTAACAGCATCCATTGTTAATTGTGCAGGAATTACAGCACCGTAAGTTGTTAGTACACCGTTCTCAAATGTAGCAGTCATTCCCGCGCTACGATCATCATACCCTTCGATTTTCTGTGCTGTTGTTTTGTTTGGATTAAGGAAGTCATAATCTGATACAACACCACTCACTTTAAACTTTTCATTATCTTTGACAAAGTGGTCTGTAATCTTGCTGTCATTCTCTACAGGATGCTCTGTTATTTTACCGCTATAAGATTCATCAAAAGATGTAACGCTACTGAATACAACAGTATCACTACTTTTCTGTTCTTGTAGAACAATTATCATATTCACTCCTTGTGTACATCTTTGATGCTTCTCTTTTTCTATTTAACTTGCGTATGAGCCAACACCACCGTAAGAAGATTGAATTTCTTGCGCTAAGTAGTTACCCATTGCAGCCATGTCTCCATTTTCAATAGCTCTTTGCACGTTGATTGGTGCTTTTGAGATGTCAATGTTAATGTTATTGATAATACTACTTTGGGGTTTGTTCATACCTGTGGGTGCTGAATACCAGTGGTCATTGCTTTGTGGTTGTAAGCCAACACCGCTTCTTATAAAGTCAGAGGTTGGTGTGATTATGTTTCTAATCATTGAATCAATCAAAGGTGTAATTAAAGGTATATTTACACTTCTATTCCCTGTATCCATACCTTGAGCATTATAGTCCGCAAAAGGGTTGATACCGTTTCTAACCTCAGCCCAACCAAGTTTAATCTTAGCAAACATTAAATCAAATTCGCTGATTAGTAGTTGAACGCCATGATACCAAACCATCAGCACGTTGTTCTCTTCCCCGTTGAAGTATCCTTCTAATTCGGAGAACAAGTAAACAACTGTTGTTAGACCTGCCACCATTGCTGCTGTTCTGGCCGCCGACACTAGCAGAGCTACGTTCAGGTTTTTAACAGCTAACAAAACATCAGCCAACTTATTTAAGAAGCCAAACATATTCTTATTCATAGCATTGATAGCTAAAGCCATCCCTAAGAATATTGCAATACCACCACTGATAAAAGGGTGTTCTTGGACTACATCGAATGTAGCTTTTAAGAAAGTACCTAAACTTTTAACAAGGTGTATTAAAGATTTAAACCCTGTTGCAATAGCAGGAATAATTTCACTGCCTAGCGAGAACATTACAGCTAAAGCGTGGTCTAAACCACCTTTCATAACAATGTATGAAAACTCTTTCAAGCTGTTGTTAAACCTTACTTGAGCCACTTGACTGTTCTCTAACGCTTCCGCTAAAGCACCACCAGTATTGGCAATCT